CGCACATTGCCCTGTCACGTGGGGACGTGTAACCCCATACTTATAAAAGGCGTCACCTTTGCTTGATTTGACCTGGGTTGAAGCTCCAGGTCCCCAACCAAAGAAGTGAGAGGCCTCAGTCCAGTCAAATGGACCGAGCAACGCGGCTATTTTTCTGCGAGCAGTATGAATATACGACTCGCACGTGAAGCTGTTTAAGGTCTTCACGTAGCTGCGATAGAACAAACGGTTGTTTGTTTCCTCACAGATTGCCTCAGACAGATGAAACTTTTCGATGGCAGCTTCACTCCTATTAATCCCCAAATCCCAATCCTGGAATTTGGAGAAAAGTTCGGAGAGAAGGTAGTCATCACGAAAAGCCGATGGATCTGAGTACGATAGGGGGTTAACCTCCATCGTACAAAGAGATCGGTAGTCCTTCTTTTGAAGGAAGGACTTAAATCTGACTGAGACATCGCTATAGATTTCGGAAGAAATTCCTAAACCTATGGCATCTGTCACACTTTTTTGCAGGCGTGTATCGAGATTGTGGTATTTTCTCGACGGCTTTCTCATCGTTGGTGTTCCTTTGAGATTGACTGTACACAGTTCGACGAAGTGGGAGAAACATACCGGGCTTAATAAACACCCTGTAATGTCTCCACTGCGTTCGTAAAGACTGACGATGCTACGAGAGATTGAATCCTCGCAACAAGGTCAGTCAACTGTGCAACAGTCTGACGAGTGTCGACGTCTACGTAAATGGTCACGGAACTATCGTTCGCGAGATCACCTACGCAGCCGCAGGCACTGTCAGCCGCTACAGCCTGGGGAAAGTCAAGCTTGAAGCCGACGCGCTTGATATACTGCCCTTTCGACAGCGGACCAGTATACGATAAGGTTCCTTGGGCCGACGAGTACGGAGACGTACGGTCGACCCAGATGAAACCAGTCGTATTGGACCGCTCGGAGGGATAGTATACAACGCTGTTTAGCGTCACGTTTGCAATTGCCGTCATGGCAAGTCCTTCAGGTTGGTTAACGGAAAGCGGCCGCAGCTAATGCTAAAGCATTAGCAATGTGGACGCCGTTTTTCGGAAACGGATTCTTCCAATAAACTTGAACCCAAGGGCTACTACCGTACAAAGTACGGTCCATCTTAAAGGCTGTTCGCTGGTAATTACTACCAGTCCACAGACTAGGAGATGGGGGGTAGCCAACAAGCGAAGGTTTAAAGGTTGAACTCGTGGTTTGTGACTTCTGGATAACGCTCTTACTACCAGATTTGAACTGGAAACCAAGACTGGCATCCAACAAACCTAGCCAATCACCGATTGGTGCAAACCAATCGAGGACGAAGCTGTAAGGAACGAGATCCCACGCTACGGCAAGCGGGTTGGTTATACCTACTTGCGATAACGACGACAGTATGGGGTTTGTGTAGTAATAGTCGAGACGTACCATACATCTCTGTGTGATACGCTCTACATTACGAAACAAACCGAAAGCAACGCCTTTGGTTGTAACCAAATCATGGCGTTGGCTTCCATAGCCCTTAACGGTTACGATATACGGTCTACCGTTATCCTTCTCTCGAAGGGCATCGGCAGCACCATAAATATCTGCCTTTAAGGGTTGGACACCATACACAAACTCCAGGTAAGACTCAGGTATCTTTTGCAAGTTTTTAACTCGCTGAGATACAGGACTTGCCCGGTGTTTTTTCATCCACTTCCAAGCGGAAAAGTCTCTCCTCTTGAAAGCCCGAATTGCATCAGCTGTGAGTTCAATTGAATGAACGCACAGATCCGCAATTTGGGAACGAGTAGCAAAATCGTCTGCAAGGTTTACGTGCTGGTTCTTAAGATTATTAAGAGCCATGTTCACGGCCTTGCCTTCGATAGTGCTGGTACTCGGCCAGGATGGAAACGTCGCACCACTACTATTATCGCTGGCAGTAGAGCCAAATCGCGTGGTAATATACCCATTTGCAGGGTAATTATAGGCGATTGCTTCACCGACAGGTAATCTTACGCGGCACCCATAGTGATACCAAGCACTAGGGGAGCGCCAACCAGTGATAGGGTTGGCGTGATTTGTGACTGACTTCGGGCGTTGGGTTGAACTCCAAGCCTGATACACTGAGTTAGTGTTGGTAGTAGTTACTACGTGCCCATCAGGGTACTTAGTAGAACTACCACCTCCAACTAACAGAAGTGGTTCCGTGCGGTTTACTGCAGGAGTAGTCATAATCATCCTCGTAAGCGGTTGAGAGGGACATGATGTCCCTAACCAAGTAGTGACGTAAAGTCACGAACGGAAGAGGACCCTCCGAAAAG